GTCCGCTACGGCTTCAAGAGGCTGGCCTACGCGCCGGTGACGTTCGACGAGAACGGGACGCCGACCTTCGGCACGCCGGTGGCGATTCCCGGCGCGGTGAGCACGAACCTGAGCAAGCAGGGGGACACCTACATTTTCTATGCCGATGACGGCAGCTATTTCGAGCTGGGCGACAACGCCAGCTACGAGGGCGACCTGGTGATCGCGCTGATCCCCGAGGCATTTCGGGTGCTGGCCCTGGGCGAGGTATTGGACGGCAAGGGCGTGCTGTTCGAGGAGAGCAACCCGGAGCGCGGCCACTTCGCGCTGCTCTTCGAGTTCACCGGGGACGAGAGGGCGATCCGCCACGTGCTGTACAACTGCACGGCCAGTGAGAACACCATCGAGGGGACGACCAAGGGCGAGAACATCGAGGTGCAGCCCGAGACGCTGACCATCACCGCAAAGGCGCTGCCGAACGGCGGCCCGGTGAAATCCAGGACCGGCGCGAACACCGACGCGACGGTATACGACAACTGGTATACCAGCGTTCACGAGTTCGTGGCGCCGACGGGCGCCGGCGGCTGATCGACGAGGGGAGGGCCATGAGGGCCTTCCCCATTTTTGACGTTGAAAACAGTGGACGGCGGCGCATCGCCGCCCTTACATAAATGTGACAAAGGAAAGGGGAACCGATATGGCGATCAGGAAGCAGATCGAGATCGACGGCAGGCTGGTGACGTTCAAGGTGTCGGCGGCGCTGCCGAGGGTGTACCGGCTGAAATTCGGGCGGGACATCTTCGAGGACATAGCCAAGCTGAAAACGTCCACCGAAGGGGAAAGCCCCGAGGCGTCGGCATTGTCGCCGGAGGTGCTGAACCTGTTCGAGGACGTGGCCTATACCATGGCAAAGCACGCAGACGACAGCGTGCCGGACACGGTGGAGGAATGGCTGGACGGCTTCGACGTATTCAGCATCTACTTCAAACTGCCGCAGATCGTGGAGCTGTGGCGGCTGAACGAAAAGACCACAGTCACCCCGAAAAAAAAAGTCGAGCCATAGACCGGCCCATGACAACGCCGCTGTTTCTGCTGCGCTGCCTTCAAATCGGGCTGAGCATGAGGGACCTGAAGCTGGTGACGGCGGGAATGGTGGTGGACATGGCCACGGAGCGGGGAAACGACGAGGCGGAGTGGGACGAGGTGCCCACGCAGGAGGATTTCGATAAATTCTGACGGGAGGCTGAACGATGGCGCGGAAGCAGATACAGGGTATCACCATCGAGCTCGGCGGCGATACCACCAAACTACAGGACGCGCTGAAGGGCGTCGAGAGCAGGCTCAAGGCGACCCAGGCCGCCCTGAAGGACACCAACCGGCTTTTGAAGCTGGATCCGGGCAACGTGGAGCTGCTGACGCAGAAGCAGGGGCAGCTGACCGACGCCATACAGGGCACCGAGGAGAAGCTGAAGGCCCTGAAGGACGCCGCTGCCCAGGCCGAGCAGCAGCTGGCCAATGGGGAGATCACCCAGGCGCAATATGACGCGCTCCAGCGGGAGATCGTGGCAACAGAGCAGGATCTGAAGAGCCTGACCGACCAGATGAAGGAGTTCAGCAGCGTGTCGGCCCAGCAGATCGCCGCGGCGGGCCAGAAGGTGAAGGACGTCGGCAACAAGATGACCAAAGCCGGCACCGCCATGACGAAGTACGTCACGGGGCCCATCGTGGCCGTGGGCGCCGCCGCGGTGGCCGCCTTCAACGAGGTGGACGAGGGCCTGGACATCATCGTCAAAAAGACCGGCGCAACCGGCCAGGCGCTGGAGGACATGGAGGAAGCGGCGAAGAACCTGGCGACCTCCATCCCCACCGACTTCCGCACCGCCGGCGAGGCCGTGGGCGAGGTGAACACCCGATTCGGCCTGACAGGGAAAGCGCTGGAGGATCTGTCCGGGAAGTTTATCAAATTCGCGGAGCTGAACGACACCGACGTGTCGTCGTCCATCGACAGCGTACAGGCGGCCATGGCGGCCATGAACGTGCGCGCCGAGGAGGCGGGGGACTTCCTGGACGTGCTGAACAAGGCCGCCCAGGACACCGGCACGGACGTAAACAAGCTGACCGGAGACCTGACCGCCAACGCCACCGCGCTGCGGGAGATGGGCATGGGCTACAACAGCGCCGTCGGCTTCCTGGCGAACCTGAACAAGCAGGGCGTGGACGCGAGCAGCGTGATGACCGGCCTGAAGGCCGCGCTGAAGAACGCCACCAAGGACGGAAAGAGCATGGGCCAGGCCATGAACGAGCTGATGGGCCGCATTCGGGGCGCGTCCAACGAGACAAAGGCCATGCAGATCGCCTCGGAGCTGTTCGGCAGCAAGGCCGGCCCGGCCATGGCCAAGGCAATCCGGGAGAACCGGCTTTCATTCGACGAGCTGGCCAACGCCGTGAAGGACTACGGCGACAGCGTGGACCAGACATTTGAAAATACGCTGGACCCAATCGATCAGTTCAAGACCACGATGAACGAGCTGAAAATCGTGGGCGCGGACCTGGTGAACGCCGCTGCGCCGCTGATCAAGGGGCTGGCCGAGGGACTGAAGAACGCCGTGTCCGGCCTGCGCGCCGCGTGGGAGGGCATGTCGCCCCAGATGCAGGAGACGATCATCAAGCTGGCGGGCGTGGCCGCGGCCATCGGCCCGGTGCTGGCGGTGGGCGGCAAGCTGGTCAGCGGTATCGGCAGCCTGATGGAGCTGGCGCCGAAGCTGGTGAGCAACTTCCAAGCGGTGCAGGGCGCGCTGTCCGCCGTTTGGGGCGTGATGGCGGCACACCCGATCGTGCTGCTGATCGCCGCCATCGGCGCGCTGGTGGCAGCATTCATCTACTGCTGGAACAATGTCGAGGGCTTCAAGGAATTCTTCCTGAATGCCTGGGCGGACATCGTGCAGGGAGTAAACAACGCAGCCGACTGGATCCGAAACGCCATCGACAGCATCGGCCAGTGGTTCAGCAACCTGGGGCAGAACGCCCTGAACTGGGGCCGGGATCTGATCGCCAACTTCATCAACGGCATCCGCCAGATGTGGGACCGGGCGGTGCAGACAGTGAGCAACTTCGCCCAGACGATCAAAAACTTCCTGGGCTTTTCGGAGCCGAAGGCGGGCCCGCTTTCCGACTTCCACACCTACGCGCCGGATATGGTCGACCTGTTTGTGAAGGGCTTGAAGAACAACCAGCAGCAGGTGGCCAACCAGCTGGCGCGGACCTTCGGCCTGCCCGAGGTAGCGCAGGCCAGCCCGGCGGCGCAGGGCCCGGCCGGGGGCCGAACCTTTACCGCGCCCTTGACGCCCACGCAGGCCGCGCCCCAGACGCCGCTGCTGGTGCTGGACGGCCAAGTGATCGGGCGGGTGCTGTATCCTCCCATCCGGGATGAACAGATTCGGCTGGGCGTCCAGATTGCGAGGTGAGTGCCATGTTTTCAATTGACGGCATCGAGTACCGCGTGAAATGCACCGCGACCCGCAGCGCGGAGATCAAGGAGAGCGAGATCAGCGGCCTGATGCTGGACGGCTCTTATTTCCGGGACATCCTGGGCACCTACTACAGCTATGAGATCAGGCTGGAAATGCCGCTGAAGAACAAGGGCCGCTATGCCAACCTGATCGAGCAGCTGACCGAGCCGGTGGACGGCCACCTGTTCGTGCTGCCCTACAACAACGACACGATCCAGCTCACCGGCAAGGTGGTGGACCCGGAGGACGTCTACAAGCAGCTGGAGAGCGGCTACACCTACTGGGACGGGCTGCAATTCTCCATCGCGCCCAACGGGCCCAGCAAAAAGCTGACCCTGGGCGAGGCCATCCAGCGCGGCCTGACGCCGCTGCCAGACGTGCAGGCGCCCAACATCGGTGACACCTACACCTTCACCGAGGACGGATGGGAGCTCATGGCATATTATGTCGACGCGGACAGCATCTACTATTAGGAGGGCTTATGTACATCAAGGCATACACATACGACGGGCTGCCGCATCTGATCGGCACTTATACTGAGATCACCAACCCGTCGTTTGCCCCTTCCGCTGACATCGCCGGCGCGTCCATCCCGATCAACGAGTTTCAGATTGATATCCACACCGCCGACACGATAGCGATCGGCGCGATGGCCGAGCTATACGACGACCTGGACAACCTGTGGGCGCAGTATTGGATTGTATACGCTGAACACATCGACCAGCGGACGCTTCGGCTGAGGGCGCAGTCCGAGATCGGCATACTCGACCGCATATCCCTTCCCGCGACCTATTACAACGGCGCAAGCGTCACCAGCGTCCTGGACGATGCCATCGTGTGGAGTACGCTGGGCAGCGTGATCCCGATGGGGTATTCGCTGGACAGCTCGTTCAGCGGCGAAACCATCACAGGCTTCTGCCCCCAGCAGACCGCGCGGGAGCGGCTGCTGTGGGTGGCGTTTACCATCGGCGCATACGTCAAGACGTTCTTCAATCAGGGCATTGAGATCCTGCCGATAGACGAAACCGAGACGATGATACCGATGGGCGATACTTACTGGAAGCCCACAATCATCTACAACGAATGGGTGACGGCAATCCGGGGC